GGGTGAAGGACAAAATCACATATTTGCATAGGAATGACAAGCAATGAAAAAAGGGTCGGGAATCAATCCCGGCCCTCTTTTTTGTGCTTTTGTTTATTTCCATCATCGGTGACCTAATGAACTACCACACTACTGATGGAGACAATCGGAACAAAAAAATTTGTAACTTCTTACACCCGAAGTTTGATGTCAAGTTCCATTGGTTTTGTGTCCCAGTTTGCCCCGGTGTTTAGCGGTGATTTGTGCTTTGTTGTCTTTGTTGCCTTGTCATAGTAATGTGTTCGCTTGCTTTTTGTCCTGACCGCTTTTTCCCTTTTATAGTCTATGCGCTCGATGCACGCCTTTAGAAGTTTGTTTTTCTTTTCCGCAGGTGCTTCTGGGTCTTTCAGGGTATTCAGCGCATCCCGGAAGCGGAGAAGCCGTTCTTCATAGTCAACAGGTTCCGGCATGGATTCGTAAGCCTTGCAAAGGGCCTGCTTCACTTCTTCCTTTTCCTTCAGCAGTTTTTCGTTCAGCGCTTTGAATACATGGTCTGGCATCCGCTTTGATGGATCAGGGTCGGCCTGGGCTTCCCATTGCGCCAATTCCTTTGCGTTCAGTTCATCCCGTTTGGCTTCCAGGCGTTTAATCAGACTGGCGTGGAGTTTGGCAGAATCGCCATCATCATTCTGTATGCGGATTTCAAAGTCCATGATACATTGTTCCAGCGCAGCGATTACACGCTCAATCATTTCTTCATACAGGCAGGAGGATGTTTTGCAATATGCCTGGTTGTCGCAAAGCAAACGGGCAGGGCTACGCATGGAACCATCGGGTTTTTTGTATGTTCGCAGGGACATTGCTCGACCACACTGACAGAACACCAACCCAGCAAGGGGATTGCGTACCTTCGTGGTAGGCTTTGCACGATGGTTTCTGCCCTGTTTTTCTCTTGCAGCCTGGAACAATTCATCGGAAATAATGGCAGGGTGTTTTCCGTCATAGATCAGATATTCGCCAATTTTAGAAACTGGTGCTGTTCTCCTGATTTCACCATCTTCAACAACCCACACAGTTTTGCGGTGATTCCACTTAACCTTGCCGATGTAGTGGACATTTTCAAGCATTGATTTGATGGTGTCTTGTTGCCATAATCCGCCGTTCATTGGTTTTATGCCGAGTTCATTCAAGCGTTTGGCGATGTTCACACGCCCCATGTCTTTATTGACATACATATCAAAAACCATTTGCACGACTTCTGCTTCTTCAGGGATGGGCCTTAAGGTCGGGCACTTTCTTTTGCCTTCCCGGACAAAGATTTTTTCGTATCCATACGGAGCGATGGAAGCAATATAATTGCCCTGGGCGACTGACTGTTCACGTCCTCTTTTTTGTATCTTCTTATAGTAGGTAAGGTACTCATTTCCCCGCTTTAATTCCCGTTCAAAAGCATCCCAGTCATATTCATCACGCAAATCATACACACGGGCCAGGGTGATGACGAGGGTGTTCGTCAGTTTCAGCAGTTTCATGATACGCCCGATGTCTTCCAGGTCACCACGGGTAAGACGCTGTGGCTCAACGATTTTGATTGCCTTGTATTTGGGCGATTCGATCAGGCGAAGCACTTTGCAAATTTCGGGTCTTTCGCTCAAACTTTCGCCGCCGGATACAACTTCCCGGAATTTGTTTTCCTCAGGGACAACGCCGCCAAGGTTGTTTATAGCCCAATCGTCCAGCATGGATTCATGCTTTGCAAGGACTTCTTCCACGGTCAGTGCCGGATCGTCTGACTGTGACTTTCTTAAATAGTCCAGCACTTCTTCTGGTGTTAGGTTTAGGTTTGGTTGTTTGTACATTTCTTTCTCCCTCTCTTTGTATGTTATGTCCTCCAATTATCAAACAAATCTGTAACGCCATTCGGTTTCAGCCAGCCATCCAGCCAGAAGAAACCAATATCGGGATTGAGGTTATCAATCACCAGGGCAGCAATAATCAGCATCAAGGTCAGGGCCAGGACAACGGAAACGGATACAAGGCCGATTCTACGCTGACGGGCAACCTTTTCCGTGTTGTATTGTGCCTTTTCCAGGTGTGCTACATCAGCAGCATGGGCTTTTTCCATCGTTTCCATTTCATGCGTGAGCATTTTGATTTTCTCATCATGCCATACGATTTCTTTCTGCAACTGCCGGACGGTTTCCTCATACTGTGCCTTTTCACTGTTGGACAGGTTACCGCATGGGTTATCATCCCAATTCCCGCCGATGATTGCTTCCACGATGGGCCTTGCGGTTTCCAGGCGATAGTCAGCATGGGTGCCATTGAGGAAACCATGCACGGTGCTTTTTGACAGCCCTGTTTGTTGCACAATTTCGTCATAGGTGGGAACGGGGCGCAGATGCTTCCGCCGTTCATTGCACCACAAGCCCAATTCCGCTGCATTCATTGACAGAAAATTTGGCCCGTCACAGGTTTTCCCAAGCTGGTCACAAGTCAAACATTTTTCGTATTTCATGATGAAAAATCCTCTCATTTAGTTAAAGAAACGCAGTATCAAAAGAAAAAACATGGAAATTCGGCAAAATGAACGCTTTATTGCATTAAAGGGAACGAAGCCCCGTATCTTCTGATTGCAGAATTTTCTTGCTTGATTTATGCTTCAGGTGGGTCGAAGATCGGCCTGTCATTCCGGGACAGCGGGGGTGGATCGGGTGGTGCTGCGCCACTCCCGCATTTTTGATTCAGAAATCTGCGGAAACGCTGGCCATAGCAGGACATTTCGGGACATCACGGGACACCGCTGGACATCAGTGGGACATCACGGGACATCGCAGGAAATGGCGGGACATTTCTATTGCAATTATTTGAAAAATCGTGTATTATCACTACAAGAACGAATGTTCCCTTAATCCATGGCAGCAAAGGAGTATAGCAAGCATGAAAACTGAACTACTAAACTTCGTCTTATCCCTCACAAGTGAGCAAGCAGACATCCTCATCGATCGACTTCCAGAATTGACTTCATTACTCGAAGAATCATCTCCGCCTTGTCATCAGGCACAGACTGGGCAAAGTCAATGAGTGCCTTTTGATTCGCCGTCAATCCGCCCAAGAAGGCGGATTTTTCTATTGTATCCTCCGTGTGTTCCTCGATCAGGTCAGATTTCTGAATGCCGAAGTAATCTGCCATGATTTCAATTCGATCAATTCTCGGATATTTTTTGCCAGTTAGCCATTCGGAAACCGTTGAATACGGGAACCCCCAGGCTTTTGCTAATTCCTTTCTTTCTTTTCCACTTCTCTCTATATAGAAGCGAAGATTTTTAGCCATGATTTCTTTGTTACCGATTGCAGACATATCGTCACCCCCTTTCTACCTATATATTACACCCAAAGAGTAATTAAGTCAACAAAAAACGAAAATTTTTACTCTTTAGGGGTTGACAAAATTATTCTAAGAGAGTATTATAGAGGTGAACAAAACGCTTTAAGCGATTTTGAAAGGAGGTGAAAGGTATATGAGAATATCTTTGAAGGCTGCACGGGTCAATCGCAATCTCACCCAAGAGGAATTTGCATCAGTGCTGGGCGTATCAAAGAAGACCGTTGTTTCGTGGGAAAACGGAACTACCCATCCCCGGACAAACCTGATCGAACCCATTTGCAACGCTTTGGGCGTTTGTGTGGACAACATCGAATGGAGCCGATAATTTTTTTACTCTTCGATTACGCTTTAAGAGTAATTGGCAACGGAAGGAGAAAAACCATGACCGTATACAAGGAAGCCGGGCGGACGGGAGTGCGCAAACAAAGGCCCCTATGGGTGGCCATACCACTGACCCTGCTGGGTGCGGTGGCGTTGCTGGTGGTCTGTGTGCTGGACATGGTATGTGCAGGCTGCAAGGCGATGTGGGCACACCGTGAGGGCATCGGGTTTGCGGTGAAGGAACTGATTGGCGGTGCACTGTTCTTTGCCCTGCTGGGCATCGCAATGTTCGCCTGGACACTGCTGCTGTGATAGGACATCCTGTGACCGCAATAGAGTGTAGAAAGGGGGCGGTCAGATGAAAAATCAACATACATACCATGAGGTGTATGCAAAGAACACGGAAGAAGCCATTGTGCGGGTGTACCGCCCGGAACTTTCTGGTGAAGAACGGGCACGAAGGATGCGGGAACTGCACAGGGCAGCGGAAGACCTGCTGAAAGAGGTCATCAAACTGGAACGCACACGCTGACAAGGAGGAGAAACACAATGATAGGGATCCCCGATATGTACGATATGTACGCACAGTACGAACAGGAGCAGGAAAAACTGCGGGAACGGTTGCCGATCTGCGAGGAATGCGGACACAGGATTGAAGACGATTACGCCTACGACCTGGACGGCACCGTAATCTGCGAAGACTGCATGGGCCGCAAGTACAAGCGGGTGGATGAATTGGAGTGGTACAGGTGATGAAGCACAATGCGGATGATTTGCGACAGATGCAATCGCTGCCGCTGGAAGCAAAGATCATCATGACAAAGCGCAGGATTCAGGACTGGGTGGACTACTGGAATGGGGATGTGTATGTATCCTTCAGCGGTGGCAAAGACAGCACGGTGCTGAAGCACATTGTGGACAGTATGTACGATGACATCCCTGCGGTGTTCGTGAACACTGGCCTGGAATACCCGGAAATCCAGAGATTCGTGCGAGAGGTCAAGGCCGGGAAGTATGACTGCTTCAATCCTGATGTGGTGATGTTACGCCCCGAAATGCGGTTTGTCGAAGTTGTCCGCAAGTACGGATACCCGGTTGCGTCAAAGGAAGTGGCAGGCTATGTCAGAGAAGCACGCCACAGCAAGAGCGAGAAGCTACGAACCATGCGTACACAGCGTTTGCGTGGTGAGTATAAAAGGCCGGATGGGAAGTTGAGTGAATTCAACTCTCCGAAGTGGGGATTTCTTCTTGACGCACCATTTGAAACATCTGACAAATGCTGCGATGTGATGAAGAAAAAACCCATCAAAAAGTACGCCAAGGAAACAAACCGGAAAGGCATCATCGGCACAATGGCAGCAGAATCACGCTTCAGGCGGCAATCGTGGATGCGATACGGTTGTAATATGTTTGAAGGTAAGCAGTTGTCAAGACCGCTGTCCTTCTGGACGGAACAGGATATTCTGCACTACATCAAACAGTACGATGTGCCGTATTGCCCGGTATACGGGGAAATCAAGGTTGATGACAAGACGGAAATTGACGGTCAGATCAACCTGATTGATTACCTGGGGGACTACGAGCCGGAAGACCGGTTGACAACCACCGGCTGCAATCGGACAGGCTGTATGTTCTGTATGTTCGGATGCCACCTGGAAAAAGAGCCAAACCGTTTCCAGCGGATGAAGCAGACGCACCCACGGCAATGGGAATTCTGCATGAAGCCTGTGGATGAAGGCGGCCTGGGCCTGCGGGATGTGCTGGATTATATCCATGTTCCCTATGAATAACCCGGAATGACAGGCTGCATCTTGACCCCATAAAAAAGGGGAGAGGACGCAAGCATGAAGGTATTGGAACTTTTCGCAGGCACACGGAGCATCGGGAAAGCGTTTGAAGCAAAAGGCCATGAGGTCTTTTCCGTAGACTGGAACAGGCAATTTGAAGGCATCGCCTTGTATGCTGATGTGCTGGGCGATTTCTGCGGATGAAATCATCCGTAAATTCGGAAGACCTGATGTGATATGGGCAAGCCCTGACTGCACCACATTTTCTGTGGCAGCAATCAGCCACCACAGACGGAAAAATCCCGAAACTGGCAACCTTGACCCGGTGAGCGAATACGCAAAATTCTGCGACAAGGTTGACCAACACGCCCTGGAACTGATACGGGAACTGAAGCCGAAATACTGGTTTATTGAAAATCCCCGTGGTGGGATGCGGAAAATGACCTGGATGCAAGGCTTGCCACGATATACAGTGACCTATTGCCAATATGGGGACACAAGGCAAAAGCCAACGGATATTTGGACAAACCATCCGTGCCCTGCCTTCAGACCCATGTGCAAAAGCGGTGACCCGTGCCATGTAGCAGCACCCAGGGGGAGCAGGACGGGAACACAAGGATTAAAGGGCAGCAAGGAAAGGAGCATGATTCCACCAGCCCTTTGCGAACACATCGTGGATATATGTGAACGCACCTAACCCGGAATGACAGCACCGATTCGACCCCAACAAAACGAAAGGGGTCGGAAAGATGAGGGAATTCAAGAGTTTTTACAAAACGGTTGGCGGAAACGAAGGAGGGAAGTGCAAGTACAATACCAGGCTGGATTTGTACGGGTGCGGATGCCAGCATGACTGTTCCTACTGCTACGCAAAATCCCTGCTGGATTTCAGGGGGCTGTGGGATGCAAAGGAACCTGCGGTGGCAGACATCCGAAAGGTGGAAAGGCGGATTGAAAAAATCCCTCCGGGGACCATCATACGCCTGGGAGGTATGACAGACTGCTTCCAACCGCTGGAAGAAAAGGCGCAGGTGACACGGGAAGCCATCAAGTTACTGAACAAGCATGGCATCGGGTACCTGATTGTCACAAAGTCTGACCTGATTTGTGAATACATGAACATTCTGGACAGGGATTTGGCACACATCCAAGTCAGCACCACCTGGATTCCAGCGGAAAAGGCGGTATGCACGGAAAGGCGTATCAAGGCCATTGAAACGCTGAAGGAAGCAGGGTTTGACACAGCCGTGAGGTTATCCCCGTATGTTCCGCAGTTTGTGGATTTTGACCGCCTGAACAGTATCAGATGCAACAAAATCATTGTGGAATTCCTGCGGGTGAACCACTGGATCAAGAAGTGGCTGCCGCTGGATTACAGCGAATACACAGTGAAGCACGCCGGGTATGAACACCTTCCGCTGGAAAAGAAAATCGAATACCTGGCAAGAATCACAGGGTTTGACCAAGTGAGCGTTTGCGAGGATGTGGACGAACATTTCCTGTACTGGAAAGAAGCGGTGAACCACAACAAAAACGACTGCTGCAATCTCAAAGTGAAGGAGTAAAAAACGAAATGATGAGTCTTTACGAAATCGACCAGGCAATCATGGGATGTCTGGATGCGGAAACAGGGGAAATCCTGGACGCTGAACTGCTGGATGCACTGTCCATGGAGCGTGAAAAGAAACTGGAAAATGTGGCGTGCTGGATTAAGAACCTGAAGGCGGAAGCCGCTGCATTGAACGCCGAAAAGAAAGCCCTGGAAGCCAGGGAAAAGAAGGCGAAGGACAAGGCGGAAAGCCTTGAAAAATGGCTGGCGGAGGCCCTGCAAGGCGAGAAACTGAACACTGCGAAGGTGGCCATCAGTTACAGGAAGTCGCAGAAACTGGAAGTCTATAGCGAGGACAGTGCTGTGGCATGGTGCATGGGCAATAACCACTTTGACCTGCTGACCTGCCCTGCCCCCAGCGTGAGCCGTGAAAACATGAAGAAGTGGATGCGGGAATCCGGGGAAACGGTGCCCGGTGCCGTGCTGGTGGACAAGAACAATCTGCAAATCAAGTAAGGAGGTATCGCTGTGAACTATATGTTCCGTGATCTGAAAGCGGATGAAATCGAATGCCGTGTAGCCCAGGCAAAGGAGAAAGGCGTTTCCCTGCTGCTGTACAAGGATGCCCGTGTGGATCAGACCATCCTGGACGAAACAGTGACGCCTATGCGGTGGATGCGTAGGCACTGCCGGGACAATGCAAACTGCGTTGTTTCCATCTGGGACGATGACAGACAGCAATGGGTGGAAAAAGAGGACACGGGGACGGAAAGCAATACGGAACAGGAAAAGGGCCTGGCATCGGACAGTTTCAAGCGTGCGTGCTTCAACTGGGGCATTGGACGGGAACTGTACACAGCACCGTTCATTTGGATTAAAGCGGAGAACTGCAACGCCCTGAAGCCCAATGGGGCCAAGTGGCAGTGCTATGACCATTTCGGTGTAGAAAAAATCGTGATTGAAAACAAGAGAATCGTTGCCCTGTCCATCAAGAACCTGGACACGGGAAAGCGGGTTTTCGTATGGCAGGACGCTGCCTTTGCAGCAAGAAAGGAAGGAAACAAAAATGCTTAATAACATCATCATTTCCGGTCGGTTGGTGAGAGACCCTTCACAGAAGGCCACGCAGAACGGTGTGGCGGTTAGCAATTTCACGGTAGCGGTGGATCGCAGTTTTGCCCAGGGTGGCAAGAAGGAAACGGATTTCTTCGACTGCGTGGCATGGCGTGGCACTGCTGAATTTGTGGGCAAGCACTTCAAGAAGGGTGCATGGATTGCGGTGCAGGGCCGGATGGAAAGCCGATCCTACCAGACGCAGGCCGGGGACAATCGCCGGGTATGGGAAGTGCAGGTGGACAACGTGCATTTCTGCGGCGGGAAAGACGCTGGACAGCCTGCTGGTGATGCGGATGACAGTGCCTTTGTGAAGCAGGACAAGCCCCTGCCAAAGGAAGAACAGGCCGTGCTGGATGGTATGGGAATGCCGTTCACGGTGGTTGACAACGAGGAAGATTTGCCCTTCTAACCGGGCTGAAATATCAGAATAATCAGAAAGTGAGGGAATTGCATGGGTAAAAAGGTAAAAGGCGAGGATGTTCGCAAGATCAGGATGATGCTGGAAGCCGGGATGAAGACAAGGGATATTGTGATGATTTCGGGCTGGGGAAAAGACACGGTGAATCGGGTGCGGAAGGACTGCTACGATGATTTCGGCAACTATGTTCGCCCTGCATATCCCTCTGATGTGGGTTTGCGGAAGAACGGGAAGAAGGCGGTGGATGTGCTGCCGGAATACCCCGGTCAGGTGAGCATGGAAGAATATTTCATCCCTGCTGACAAGAAAGAAATCAGCACGGAACAAATCATCCGTGCGCTGCGGGAAATCGCCCGAATCATTACGGAAGTGGTTGGCCATGAAGAATAAGTACCACGCACGGAAAATCACCGTGGACGGGATGGTATTTGACAGCCGGAAGGAATATCAGCGGTACTGCCTGCTGCGTCAGATGGAGCAGGCCGGGGAAATCCGGGGCCTGAAAAGGCAGGTACGGTACACGCTGATTCCCTCCCAGCGGATCAATGGCAAGGTGGTGGAAAGAGCCGCCACCTACATTGCGGATTTTGTATACGAACAGGATGGGGAAACAGTGGTGGAGGATGTCAAGGGATACCGAAAAGGCATTGCATACGCCCTGTTCACCATCAAGCGGAAGTTGATGCTGGAAAGGCACGGACTGCGAGTGAAAGAGGTATAAGATGGGCAAAAGGACTGCAAAAGACCTGACAGGGCGGAAGTTTGGTGCCCTGCGGGTGCTGGGGAAGGCCATCAATCAGGGGCAGTGGGATGTGCAATATCTTTGTCGGTGTGTTTGCGGAAGGGAAATGGCTGTGACCCGACACGCCCTGCTGAAAGGGACACGCCGGGATTGCGGATGCAAGCACAGGAAAGCCCCTCCACCGCCTAAAAAGAAGCCGGAAAAGAAACCTGACCCTGTGCGGATGGAGATTTGCGAACAGGGATACATCAACCTGGTAAACGCCATTGTCAACAGGGCACGATTGGATATGATGCAAAACAAGGAAAACACGCCACTGTACCAGGAAGCAAAGCGGTTTTTCCTGTCTGACTGGTTTCTGGAACTGACCGGGGCAGACGGTGCATCTGCGGTGAAACACATCGAAAAAGAGAAACAGAAACGCAATGCGCAACGAACCGAAAGGAAGATTTACAATAATGGATATTAAACTGGTAGCAAGGCCGATTCGCCCGAATGACTATCAGCCGCCAATGTACACCATTGAGGAAGCCGCTGGCATCTGTGTTGGACAAGGCCCCACGGGAAAGGGCGCAAAGGTGGCCCTGGAAAGCGGTCATGACAGCCTGCTGGAGCACATCAACTTCACCTTCAGGATTGACGGTGTGAGCCGTGCGTTGCTTGCACAGTTGACCCGGCACAGGCTGGTCAGTTATTCCGTGGAAAGCCAGCGTTATGTGGATATGCACTGCTTTGAGTATATCACGCCGCCCAGCATTGATGCGGTGCCGGAAGTCAAAAAGGCGTATGACCAGGCAATGGCACACATCCGGGAATTTTACGCCACGGCACGGAAGCACGGCATCCCCGGTGAAGATGCCCGATACGCCCTGCCGAATGCCACCTGCACCCGCTTGCTGATGACCGCAAACCTGCGGGAGATGAAGAACATTCTGTCCCTGCGGTGCTGTAATCGTGCCCAGTGGGAAATCCGGGACATGGCACAGAGGATGCTGAAAATCATCCAGGAGGAATTGCCGGAAGTCACAAAGGACTGGGGCGCACCGTGCAAGCGTGGAGAATGCAAGGAAAAGCGTCCCTGTCACAAAACAAAGTGAGGTGAAAAGCATGGGCGTACCACAGGTGATTTACGTTGTGATTGCGGTGGTGTACCTGCTGATATGTATGCTGATGCACGGGATAGAAACGAGCCATAAGGTGGATTTCTTTTCTGAAGTGTTTGAGGTCGGTATACTGACGGTGCTTTTGTACTGGGGAGGGTTTTTCGGATGACCTACTTGTGGCAATGCGTGATGGCGGACGGTGTGGGGGCGTGGGTGATCGCCCCTACCCGCCGCAAGGCGTACAGTATGCTGCGCAGGCACCTGACGGAAAACGGCCATGCGCTGGAAGAAGGCAGGGTGCAGATGCAGAAAGTGCGCCCGATGAACGATATTTCTGAACTGTTCAGGGTAGAGGAAGGGGGTTGATAAAGTGGCGGATTATATTAAATTCCCTGTTGATTTCTTTGACCTGCCGGAGGTCAAAATGCTTCGTTCTTTCCAGTGGATGGGCGGTGATAATCTCATTCTGATTTATCTCCACTTGCTTTGTACAGCATACCAGATCAGCAAAAAGGGCATTTACACCATCGGCAAGATTGAACTGACAGATGAAGTAATGGAAATCGCCCTGAATGATGAACGCATTGGGGAAAAACTGAAAATTCTTGATGAATACGGATTCATCACCCGAAATGTGTTCAGCATCGAAGTCCACAAAATCTGGATTGATAGGCGTGACAGAAACTCCCCGCAATACAGAGATTGGAGAATGGCGGTAATGCAGCGTGATGGATTCATGTGTCAGGAATGCGGATGCAAGAAAGACATTCAGGCCCATCATATCAAGCCGTGGAAGGACAACAAACTATTACGCTATGAGGTGAGCAACGGCATTACACTTTGTAGGCCATGCCACTTGAAAGCACATGGAGGTGATTGGCGTGGCAGAAAGAAGGATGTTCGCAAAGACCATCATTGACAGTGATGCATTCCTGGATATGCCGCTGTCAACGCAAAGCCTGTACTTCCATCTGTCTATGAGGGCGGATGATGACGGGTTTATCAATAATCCGAAAAAGATTCAGCGGATGGTTGGCGCCAGTGATGATGATCTGAAACTCCTGATTGCAAAGAATTTCATCATTCCTTTTGAATCGGGAATCGTGGTTATTAAGCACTGGAAGATTCACAATTACCTCCGGGTTGATAGGTACAAGGCAACGGTATATCAGGAAGAAAAAGCCCTGCTGAATGAGAAGGATAACCGGGCGTATACCCTTGCGATTCCTTGCGACAATCGAATGGATACAAAATGTATACAAGATGCATCCAGCGTGGATACCAACGGTATACCAACGGTATACCAGATGGATACCCAGGTAAGGTTAGGTAAGGATAGTTTAGAAGAAAGAGAAGAAGAACCTATATACACGGAGGTCATCGCCTACCTGAACGAAAAAGCGGGGACAAGGTACAAGCCAACCACAGGGAAGACAAAGAGCCTGATCCACGCAAGGAAGGCGGAAGGTTTCACACTGGAAGACTTCCAGGTGGTGATTGACAAGAAGTGCCGGGAGTGGATGGGTACGGAATACGAGAAATTCCTACGCCCGGAAACGCTATTCGGGACGAAGTTTGAAAGTTACTTGAATGCAAAGGACGGTGTACAGAATGGAAAGCGTGAAGGAAGTGATGGCATCCCTGCCGGACTGGGCAAACGCTACTGACACGCCCAGGTCACAGGAAGCGTACGAACAGGAAAGAACAGCACTGTACAACGCCAGCAAGGGAAGCCTGCACGAAAAGGATGGATGGAACTGCGATATATGCAGCAACAAGGGGTACATCGGGGAAGTGGAACAGAACGAAATGTTTGGGTACTACTCCATGATACTGAAGCCCTGCAAGTGCATGAGGGTACGCAATGCACTGAAGCGGTTGGAGAAATCCGGCCTGGGGGATGTGGTGCATACCTGCACCTTTGACAAGTACGAAACGCCGCAGGAATGGCAGAAGGACATCAAGGAAACGGCCCTGCGCTTCGTTGCAGATGATAGCCATAACTGGTTTTACATCGGTGGGCAGTCGGGGGCAGGGAAAAGCCATATCTGCACAGCCATTGCCATCCATTACATCAGGCAGGCGAAAAATGTCCGCTACATGATGTGGCTGGATGACATTGACCGCATCAAAAACGCCGTGACGGATGCAGACGCCTTTGAAGACCTGATGAACACATACAAGAATGCGGATGTGCTTTACATAGATGACCTTTTCAAGCCTGTCAGGGGGAGCGATGGCCGGGTGATGATGCCATCCGGGGCAGACATTCGCCGGACGTTTGAAATCATCAATTACAGGTACAATCTGCCGGGTGCTGTGACCATCATCAGCAGCGAAAAGACGATTGATGAACTGCTGGATGTGGATCAGGCCCTGGGAGGGCGCATCTTCCAGTTGACCAACGCAGGCGGGTATTGCATCAGCCTTGACCATGACATCAGGAAGAACTACCGATTGCAAGGGGTGGTGAAATGATTGACGCCAAAGCGTATTTGCAGCAGTTAGCAAGATATAAAGCCTACATTGACGCCCTGGAAACAGAAATCCATGCGGAATACTGCAAGGGCACACAGATCACCGCACAGATGAAGGATGTGGTGGTGTCAGGTGGAGGGCCTGGGGACAAGGTAGGAAACGCCGCCACGAAGATTGCGGACATGAAGGACAGGAAGGAACGGTACCGCCTGAAGCATGACGCACTGGAACAGGACATCAAGGTGCTGCTGGAAAAACTGGAAAATGAAAATCATTTCAAGGTACTACACAGAAAGTACATCCTGGGCGAGGAACTGAAATGGATCGGGGCGGAAATGGGGTATTCTTACCGACATATCTGCCGCTTGCATGGTTTCGCCCTGCTGGCCTTTGACAAGATTCTGAAGGAGGAAAAGCATGAAGAAGTTTGAACTGACCACGGAAACCAAGGTGATTTTCGGAAAAACCCTGTACCGAATTAGGGCACTGATCTCTTTTTCTGATGTGACCGCTGGCGACCTGGGCGGATGGGTTGAAAAGGAAAGCAACCTTGCACATGACGGAAACGCCTGGGTCACGGAAAACGCCTGGGTCACTGAAAACGCCCGGGTCATGGGAAACGCCTGGGTCACGGAAAACGCCTGGGTCACTGAAAACGCCCGGGTCATGGGAAACGCCGTGGTCACGGGAAACGCCTGGGTCACTGAAAACGCCCGGGTCATGGGAAACGCCGTGGTCACGGGAAACGCCCGGGTCACGGGAAACGCCGTGGTCATGGGAAACGCCTGGGTCACTGAAAACGCCCGGGTCATGGGAAACGCCGTGGTCACGGGAAACGCCCGGGTCACGGAAAACGCCCGGGTCATGGGAAACGCCCGGGTCACGGAAAACGCCTGGGTCACTGAAAACGCCCGGGTCATGGGAAACGCCGTGGTCGAAAAGCCCGTGCATCTTCTCACCGTGGGTGCTATTGGCAGCAGAAATGATTTTACCACCTTTTTCCGCAGCGAGGACAAGCAGATTCGTGTGGCGTGTGGCTGCTTTTATGGCACAATCGCAGAGTTTGCGGAAAAAGTCAAGGCAACCCACGGTGACAGCAAACACGCAAAAACCTATGCGCTGGCGATTGAACTTGCGAAGGCGCAGATTGAGGATGTGGAGGGTCGACAACCATGCGACTGATTGAAGCGGATGCGCTGCTGGAAGTCTTTATGAAGGACATTCCGAACGGAAATTTGGAGTACACCACATTTGCGAAAAGGAAAATGATTGAAACTGTAAAAAAACGCCCCCACCATCGAAGCCGAACCCGTGAGGCATGGGGAGTGGGTGCTTTACAGGGATGGGTACTATACGTGCTCCTGCTGCCATACGCACAAGTGGGGGAGCCTGGCACAAATCATGCACTACTGCCCAAGCTGCGGTGCGAAGATGGATGGAGGTGCGGGAGATGCGTGAGATTCTTTTTCGGGGCAAGAGGCTGGACAACGGCGAATGGGTGTATGGCGATCTTCGGCAGGGTAAGAAAATAGTCGGAATCTACAGCGAATTGTTCTGTTATCCGCTGAAGGTCGATCCTGAAACCGTGGGGCAGTATACCGGGATGAAGGACAAGAACGGCACGAAGATTTTCGAGGGGGATATAGTAAGGGCGGAATTGCCGGAGAGGGAAAGCATTCGTGGATTCAAATGGCCAGATGCAGTTGTGTCTTTCGAGGGCGGATGCTTTGGACTGGCATTTAATCGGGATCATACACCACTCAGGTCGTTTACGAGCGCAGTAACATTTGAGATTGTCGGGAATATCCACGACAACCTGGAACTGCTTGGAGGTGCTGACAATGCGTGAAAAAGCACTGGCGTATCTGTACAGGAAACTGCGGAAGGCAAAGCAAGCCCTGGGCCATGCGGAAAGCAAGCCGAATGTGGATGCTAAGGAACTGGAAAGCCTGAACGAACAGATAGAAATACTTGACTGGCTGGCGGCGGTTGCGCTGGGCTGATGGAGGGATGCACGATGAAGAAGTTGACCCGTGAAGATGCAATCAAGGCCCTGCGAGGATGCGGGGAGCGTACCATGGAATGCCGCAAATGCCCACTGGCGATTGATGGGAACTGTGATCCGGGATTCCTGCTGGTGGCGGAAATGCTGGAAGCGGATGCGGAAAGGCAGACGGATATGATTTCCCGGAAGGCCCTGCTGGAAGACTTGCAGACATCCGCCACGATGTACTACGGGGAACCGGGCACCTACGCACACCATGCGGCGATATTCGCAAGCATTGTCCGGGAGCAGCCCGGGGGATAAAGCAAGACAGGGACTTTTGCCCCTGCCTTTTTTATATGAAAAATAATCAGAAAATTTTCAAAAAAACTATTGACAAAGCACGCATTGCGTGCTATAATATAATTACAGAAAGGGACAAGAACCCTGCTGAAGAAAGGATGCAAGATCATGAAGAAGTTTGAAACCGGGCGCACCTACTACTGCCGCAGCGTATGTATGCACGATTGCGTGTGGGAATTCACCATCACAAAGCGCACCGCACAGACTGTGACCGTCACGGATGGCCGGGAAACCAAGACCTGCCGGATCAGCAAGAAGGTCAGCGAGTGGAACGGTGCCGAGACTGTCATGCCCCTGGGCAACTACTCCATGGCCCCCACCCTTAGTGCAGACCACGCAGCATAACCCACAGGACACCGGGCCGGGCGGTATATCCCGGCAGGCAGAAAGGAAAGTGAAACAGAATGAAATACTCTGACTTTGTACAGCAGTACACCTTTGAGGGCACCAAGGAAGCCATGCGTACGATCCGTGCATCCACAGGATTAACGCAAAAGGCGTTTTCTGAAAAATACGACATCCCGCTGCGCACCCTGCAAGATTGGGAGGGCGGAAAAAGGGAAGCACCTGACTATGTGCTGTCACTTTTAGCATTTGCGGTGCGGTCTGAAGGGTGAAAATCAAAAATGTCACCAAATGTCCTATAATGTCCTAAAATGTCCTAAAATGTCCTAAAATGTCACTTGATGTCATACCATTGTTGTGGTATTGTTAGGATGAAATAATAGCCTGATAGGGATAACACCCTGTCGGGCTATTTGTATTTCACAGGAAAATGGCGTACACGGGGGCCGGTGGGCCGTTATTGACCGTGCGGGATATGGGGACGGCAGGCGGGGGCTGTCCTGAACAAACGGAAAGGCGGTGAAGGCATTGCTGGAAGACGAAATATTTGATATTGACGCTGATGGGGAAATCGATGTGGAAATTGATTTCGACATTGGCGATTTTTCTTTTTCAGATGCTGCGCCGGAAGAAACCAGGATCATGCGGCCTTCCATGCCGGAAAGTGCAACGCACAATTTCGTAAAATTCGACAATGCGCTGGAACTGGCTATGGAAATGGATTTGGAACCAGGAGCGAGAACCACCTGCATTGTATCAGGAAATTTCATCCTGGGTGATTTACTGGAAGCCCTGATTATTCACAGGGGAATCGGCTGCACACAACTTTATATCAATACGCTATCATTGTCGCAGGACAACATTGACAGCATCAGGACAATTATGGATTGCAGGCCGGATTTGGAAAAGGTCAACATCCTGCTGTCAGCATATTTTTACAGCCACGAAAAACATGGCCTTGTAAAGTATATGTACGACACATTGGATATTGACAACCGATTGCAGGTGTGCTTTGTGAACACACATTGCAAGGTGTATATGTTTGAAACCGCCAGGGGAAACAAATATGTGCTGCACGGCAGCGCAAACCTGCGATCATCAAGCAATATTGAACAGATGGACATGGAGAACAGTGCGCCACTTTATGAATTTTATCAGGGAATGTTTGACAGGTTGATTGAGCGTTTCCCGACAATCAATTATGCGGTGCCGAAAATTGCAAGGGGGAAGAAATCATGGCAAGTGGTAGCGGACGCAGAGGAAGATCAAGCAAAATCAAGTCAAGCACAGCAGCATCCAGGCGCAGGTCAATGACAAGCGTGCATGGTGCGCTGATGCGGAAATTCACAACGGGAAGCGGGAAGAGCGTGCCCATGTATGGCAGGCGAGCGGCAAGAAGCTATGAACTGCCATTTTAGTGAGAAAGGCAGGTGAATAAAATGGCGGGGTAGACAATCTGAAGCCCATTGGAAGCACGGAAGAAGCAAGGAGAAGGGGACGCAAGGGTGGCATTGCATCCGGGAAGGCACGGAGGGAAAAAAGAACTATGCGGAAAACCCTGGAAACCCTGCTGTCCTTGCCACTGGATGCAAAGTCGCAGGACGACCTGGAAGCCATTACAAGCCTGAAGGGGCTGAAGGGGAAGAACTTTTCTGTGCAGGAAGCGATGATGATTATGCAGGTGAAGAAAGCCCTTGCGGGTGATTTGCCGTCTGCAACATTCATCCGGGATATGCTGGGCGAAAAGCCTGCTGACAAGGTGGAAGAAACGGTGGACATGGAATTGACCGTAACGGTGGATTACGGTGATGCTAAATGAAACTCACTATACAGGCAAACCCTTGCTTTAAGGAAGTAGACCAAAGCACAAAGCGATACATTGTCATGAAAGGGTCTGCCGGGTCAGGGAAAAGCGTGGACACGGCACAGGAATATATCCTGCGCCTGCTGCGGGACAAGGGCCGGAACCTTGTGGCCATGCGGAAATCGGATATATCCAACCGGGACAGCACCTTTGCGGAATTGACTGGTGCGATATACCGCATTTTCGGTGAAAAGGCTGATACATACTGGAAAATCACCACGAACCCCATGAAAATCCAGTGCAGGGTGAACGGCAACGAAATCATTTTCCGGGGAATGAATGATGAAAAGCAGCGGGAGAAGTTGAAGTCCATCACATTCACAAAAGGCAAACTGACGGATGTGTGGATGGAGGAAGCAACGGAATTCACGCAGGCAGACCTGGAAATCATCGATGACCGCTTGCGTGGCACGCTGCCGCCTGGACAATTTTATCAGATCAGGATGACCTTCAACCCGGTGAACAGGAATCACTGGATCAAGAAGGTCTTTTTTGATATTCCTGATGAAAATGTGCTGACCCATCATTCCACCTATCTGATGAATCGGTTTATCGACAGCGCATACAAGTCCCGTATGGAGCGCAGGAAACTGGTTGACCCGGAAGGTTACATGATTTACGGTCTGGGGGAATGGGGCGAGATAGGCGGCCTGATTCTTCATAATTGGGAAGTGCAGGACATTTCGCAGAATCCTGCGGATTACGATGATTTCGTCAATGCACAGGACTTTGGTTACAACCATGCCGATGCCATCCTGGGCGTGGGTATTAAGGACGATCAACTGTACATCACCAGGGAATTGTACGAATTTGAGAAAGACACTGCGGAAATCGTGGAAATCGCACTGAAAAAGGGCTTTGAGAAAAACCGTCAAATGTGGTGTGATTCCGCTGAACCCGACAGAATCAAAATGTGGAAGAAGGCTGGATTTATCCATGCAAAGGGCGTGGATAAAGGGGGCAGTGCAGGAAGCGTAAAGGCACAGATAGACTGGTTGAAACAGCGGAAAATCTTTGTGCATCCTTCCTGCATTAACACGATCAGGGAGATGCAGCAGTGGAAATGGAAAAAGGATGACAAGACAGGGGAATACCTGGACGAACCTGTGCCTTTTCAGGATGACGCTATGGCAGCGTTGAGATATTCCATTGAAGGATGGAGAAAGAAGAACAAATGGTTGGTATAAACACGGAGGTGGGGAAATGCTGACGCCGGGAGAAATCAAAGCCTTTATCGACAGCGACAAGGCATCAGAACTGAAAAGTGCCGCAAAACTGGGGTGGAGGTACTACAAGGGCAAACACGACATCAAGCGGTGTCGTTTTTTCTTTGTGAACGATGAACACAAACTGGTGGAAGACAAACTGCGGTACAATGCCCGGATTAGTCATCCGTATTTTACGGAAATCGTCGATCAGGGCGTGGAGTATCTGCTGTCAGGCAAGGAGGGCTTTATCAAGTCGGATGATCCTGACTTGCAGGAAGAACTGAACGCCCGATTCAATGACAATATGCGGTTTATCGCCCAAAGCAAGAAGATGCTGACCAGTTGTGTGGCAACAGGTAGCGGGTATATGTACGCATACAAGGCGAACAAGGGCAACACCAGCCGGACGGAATTCATGGCAGCGAATAGCATGGGCGTGGTGGAAGTCCGGGCAAAGGAAACGGATGACCAGTGCGATTATGTGATTTACTGGTATGTGGACAGGCTGACAAAGGACAGGAAGCCCATTACCCGCATTCAGGTGTGGGATGCACAGCAGGTGACCTTCTTTGTGCAGGAGGCTGACGGTGCGATTGTGCCGGATGACAGCATGGAGAACAATCCCCGCCCCCATATTGTGTATGAAGTCGCAGAGGATGGCAGCCTGACCGGGGACGATTACGGCACGATTCCCTTTTTCCGCTGTGATAACAACGATGAGCGGGAAGGCGGTCTGACGGAAGCCCTGAAGGACAACATTGACGATTATGACCTGATGGCCTGCGGACTGACGAACAGTATCCAGGACACCAACGATGCGTATTATGTGGCCGTGGGCTATGAGGGGCAAGACCTGGACGCCTTGCACCTGAACATGAAGACCAAGCGTGTGGTGGGCTTGCCTGAAGGCAGCAGCCTTGACATCAAGACGGTGGATGTGCCTGTGGAAGCACGCAGGACAAAAATGGAGATTGACGAGCGGAACATTTACCGCTTTGGTCAAGCCCTGGATGTAAACGCCCTGAAGGACACCAACGCCACCACGAACATGGGCATCCAGTCCGCATACGCCCGTCTGAACATGAAGACGGATGGTCTGGAAATCCAGTACAAACTGTTCTTGCAGGAAATCCTGGAAAAAATCGTGCTGCCGGAAATCAATGCGGAACGAAATACCGGGTACACCTTTGATGATGTGTATTTCGACTTCCAGCGGGTGACGCCCAGCAACAATCTGGAAAACGCCCAGGTGGAACTGACGGAAGCGCAGAAACGGCAGACGGAAATCAACACCATCATGGGACTGCAAACGGTGATTGATGATGAAACCTTCCTGGAATGGATTGCGGAACAGATGGAGGTGGATGCAGCCGAACTGAAGGCAAAGGCACCAAAGCCGGAGGATGAACCCTTGTACCAGGCAAGGGACGCCCTGAACAGTGTCCCCGTGGAAGGCGGGGATGATGGCGGTGGGCGGTGATCTGATTGAGTAAGCAGAAGTGGAAAACCCTGATAGGCGGACATGATGCGGTCAGGCTGACCAAGGCTGAAAAAGAAGTCATCCAGGCGCAACTGGACTATGAAGATGCAGTCATCAGGGAACTGGAAAAGCAGTACAGCAAGGCATTGCAGGAAATCAATGAGCGAATCAAACTGATGCAGTCGGATGATATGACACAAAGCCAGGTGTACAGGCTGGAATATCAAAAGACGCTGAAGAAACAGATTTCTGCAATCCTTGACAAACTGCAAGCGGATGAATACACCAGCCTGGAAAAGTATTTGACAGAATCCTACACAACCGGGTTTGTGGGCACAATGTACGACCTGCACAGCCGGGGGATGCCTGTACTGGCCCCGATTGACCAGAAAGCCGTATACAGGGCTGTGGTGACACAGAGCAAACTGACACACCCTGTATATACGGAACTGGGGCTGGATATGAAGAAACTGAAAAAAACCATATCCAGTGAAATCAGCAGGGGGCTTGCATCAGGCCAGCGGTATGAAGAAATTGCCCGGAACATCAGCAACAAAGCGAACATCCCTTTGAGCCGTGCAAAGAGCATTGTACGGACGGATGGACACCGAATCCAGCAGGCCAGTGCAGATGACGCACGAATGGCAGCAAAGGAAAAGGGTGCTGACATCGTGAAGCAGTGGGATGCCACGCTGGACGGTGAAACCCGTGACGCACACAGGCAATTGGATGGTCAGATACAGGAAGTGGACAGGCCCTTCGTGCTGGGCGGTCTGAAAGCCATGTATCCGGGGGACTTTGGTGACCCTGCCCAGGATTGCAACTGCCGCTGCGTGGCCCTGACAAGGGCACGGAAAGCCCTGGATGCGGACGAATTGGCAACGCTGAAAGAACGGGCAAATTTCTTTGGTCTGGACAAGGCAAAGGACTTTGAGGACTTTGAAAATAAGTACCTGAAAGCGGCTGAAAGCCTTGAAAAATCTGGGAAAAGTGGTATAATGAAGGTGAGAAATTCTGACCTTCCGAATGGCCTTCCGATTAAAGGCGTACCAAATACGACTGTGGATAAAACAGATGATGAAGGGCAAACGCTTCAACGGCGGCTATACGATGAACACGGCATAGCACAAGCCGACTTTGATACATCAGACCATAACAGGCCGGATGTTCACCCAACAGGTGCCCATAAGCATACTTTCGACCACAGCGGAACGAAACCGAAGCGTGGAAAACCAGAGGCACTGTCTGATGAAGATTTGAAGAAGCATTCCGACATCATAAAGCGAGGTGATAACTACCATGACGAAAACTGAACTTATTGACAAGATCGAAAACGGATCGGATATTATGTTCGATGTGGAGAATAGGCATTTTACCATTTTCACATGGATGGATGAAGGAATCGGCATTGGTGAACAGCACCGCCGTGATAAGATGCAGTATTTCACAAGCGCAAATGATCTTGTTGAGAATTTCAAAATTGATGGCAGCCCGTTATCTTCTTTAGCGGGTAAGGTTGTTATCACCGATTACACATGAGATAAAATGAAATATCACAAAGCACCCTGCACCTTGCAAGGTGCTTTTTTGATGCACAAAAAAGGAGTGATACCATTGCCGTACTTTCTGATTGCGCTGTACATTTTGTCAGCGAATGGGATCAATATCCCCTGGGGCTGCTGGGCAGTGACCTGGGGATGGTTTGCGCTGCGCTGTATTAGTGCAGTGCTGAAGATGGCTGAACCTGAAGAACGAAAGGAGCATGAACATGAACTGGAAAACTAAACTGACTTCCCGGAAACTGTGGGTGGCTGTGGCTGACTTTGTGGGTATGCTGCTGGTGGCCTTTGGCGTGGCAGAAGATACCGTGACCCAGGTAGTGGCACTCATCATGGCGGGTGCTGGTGTACTGGCGTACATCATCAGTGAGGGCCTGATTGACGCTGCTGCTGCAAAGACTGTGGTGGAAGTCCAGCCGGACATTGAGGAAACCCAGCCGCCTGATATGGTGGAATAATTACATAGTGGCAAACCAGGGCATGGGGGAAACCCCGTGCCCTTTTTCGTGCGCTGAAAACGGGGAGGGAATTGCATGGCTTATGACAAGCAAAAAGTGATTGATATCGCCCTTGCGGAAGTGGGCTACCTGGAAAAGGCAAACAATGCACAACTGGACAGCAAGACTGGAAACGCAGGGCAAAAGAACTACACCAAGTATGCAAGGGATTTGGACAATCCCATTTACTTCAACGGCAAGAAAAACGGATACGCCTGGTGTGCTGTGTTTGTGTGCTGGTGCTTTGTGCAGGCATACGGACGGGCAGCCGCCATGAAACTGCTGAATCATCCTGCGACTGATAACTGTGCTGCCGGATGTGGTTCTGCCCGTGGATATTTCAGGTACAAGGGGCAACTGTTCAATACCCCGCAGCCCGGTGACCAGATTTTCTTTGGTGATTCCACCAACAACATCACCCACACGGGCCTTGTTTACAAGGTGGACAGCAGCCGTGTGTACACCGTGGAAGGCAATACTTCCGGTGCAGCGGGTGTGGTGGCAAACGGTGGCGGTGTATTCAAGAAATCCTATGCCCTGAACTACAACAGAATCCAGGGATATGGACGCCCGAATTACGGCACAGAAACGGCCACCACAGCCCCGGAAGAAAAGGTGGAACAAACTCCCACACAGGCAACTGGAACGCAGCAGAGCGCAAAAGAGAGTGCAAATATTGCGGGTGCGTTGACTGTGAAGAACGGAAGCCGTGGAACGATGGTAAAAGTGCTGCAATTCCTGCTGAATGAAAACGGTTTTGACGCAGGCAGCACGGATGGCATTGCCGGAAGCAAGACCATTGCCGCCCTGAAGAACTACCAGAAAAGCAAGGGCCTGACAGCGGACGGTATTGCCGGACTGAAGACCTGGACGAAACTGCTGGGCTAAGGAGGGCAACATGAAGTGTGTCAGGGCTGACTATCCAGCAGACTGGAATGCCGCAAACATTTACACGCTGGCAGACTTGCACATCGGTGATGCGCATTGTATGCAACAGGAAGTCGAAAGGCGAATCAAAGAGATTCAGGAAGACCCGCACGGCCTGTGCATCCTCAACGGCGATCTGATGAACACTGCCCTTCGGAATAGCGTCAGTGACATATACACCGAAATGCTGTCCCCTATGCAACAGATTACCGAAATGGTAACGATGCTTCGCCCGATTGTGGGCAAGATCATCGGCGTAACCACGGGCAACCATGAAAACAGGGCATACCGCAGTGACGGCATTGACATGACACGGCTTGCTTGCCGGGAGTTGGGCATTGAAGACAAGTATGCACCGGAGGGCATTCTGATTTTCCTGCGGTTTGGGACACGCAGAAAGCACGATTGCCACAACGGACAAACAGCAGCGCAATGGTACACAATTTACGCAACACACGGAAGCGGCGGTGGCCGCAAGGAAGGTGCTAAAGCCATCCGGCTTGCGGACATGGCATCCATTGTGGACTGTGATGTGTTTATCCATTCCCACACGCATTTGCCCATGATTATGAAGCAGAATTTTTTCCGCACTTCCCCGGCGAACTGTTCAGCCATGTGCATAGAAAGGCTTTTTGTGAACACTGGCGCAGCGTTGAACTACGGCGGATATGGGCAGGCACAGGAATTCAAGCCTTCATCTGTTTCCACGCCTGTGATTCACTTGCAGGCGTACAAAAAACAGGCTACGGCCACGCTGTGACTGTGAAACTACTGGCATAAGGCGGGAAACCGCTTTTGCATATATCTGCGAGGGCTGGCAGTAATCAGCCTATTTCTAAGGGATGCGACCCCGTAAAAAGCATAAGAAAGGACGGTAACCATGACGATCAAGGACATTCTGAAGGCACTGGGCATTGAGGATGCCATCATCCAGCAGGTGGAGGAACGGATGAAATCTGAAAAGATTTACACCACTTCCCACGAAAACATGGACGCCCGGTATCCGAAACTGAAAGGCCAGTATGATACGGCCATTAAGGATTTGGACGACCTGCGGAAAGCAAACGAAGGCAGTGCAGAAATGGCTGGCAAGATTGCCGCCTTTGAGCAGGAAAAGCAGCAGCATGACCAGTTGGTGCAGCAACTTCAGACGGAACTGGCACAGGCGCAGATTCGGGGCCAGGTGCGTGAACATCTGGTTCAGCGTGGTGCGGTGGATGTGGACTATCTGATGTATGTGATGGAAAACAACGGTGATCCGCTGACTTTGGATGACAAGAAGCAGGTAATCAATCTGAAAGACCGCCTGGATGCACTTCAGACGCAAAAGCCTTCCATGTTCGCATCTGCGGGAAAGCAAAAGGTGCGTGAACTGCCCCTGCCGGACAACAGCAACGCCCACGGCGTGAGCAAGGAAGAATTTAACCGCATGGGCTATCAGGAAAGGCTGAAACTGTACAACGAAAACCCGGAAGCCTATGAACAACTCAACAAGAACTGACAAACGAAAGGATGAAACATTATGGCGAACCAGACTACTATGATCGCTGATCTCATTAACCCCCAGGTGATGGCCGACATGATTTCCGCCAAGGTGGAAAAGAAGATTGTCGTGGCCCCCTTTGCCAAGGTTGACCGCACCCTGGCTGGCATTCCCGGTGACACCATCACCGTGCCCCAGTACGCCTACATTGGCGATGCGGAGGACATTGCGGAAGGCATTGCCGCCGAAACCGTGAAGCTGACTGCGACCACTACGCAGGCCAGGGTCAAGAAGGCCATGAAGGCTGTGGAACTGACCGATGAGGCTGTGCTGTCCGGCTATGGCAACCCTGTGGGTGAAGCCAATAACCAGTTGGCCAAGGCCATCGCCGCCAAGGTGGACAACGATGCTATGGATGCCCTTCAGGGTGCCCAACTTACCTATGACGGTTCTGCTGCCCAGATTTCCTACGCTTCCATTGTGGACGCCATTGACCTGTTCGACGAGGAAGTCAACACCGAAAAGGTGATCTTCATTCATCCCAAGCAGGTAACCAAGTTGCGCAAGGATGCGGATTTCCTGTCTGCTGACAAGTATCCCGGTCACACCATGGTTTCCGGCGAAATCGGCAAGATTGCGAACTGCCGTGTGGTGGCTTCCAAGAAGGTGCCCCTGGTGGATGACGATGCGAACTACTCCTGCCCCATCGTGAAGTTGAACAACGATGCGGAAACCGAGGAAGACGCCGCCGCCCTGACCGTGTATCTGAAGCGTGACACCAGCGTGGAAACTGACCGTGTTTCCCTGGCCCGTAAGACTGACATCAGCGTGGACAAGCACTACACTGTTGCCCTGTCCAATACTTCCAAGGTCGTGCTGGCCAAGTTTAAGAAGTGATGGGGGTGATGCCCCATGATTCTGACGGTTGAGGAAGTCAGACGGTTTGTGACAACGGATGAAAGCGATACGGGGCTTGAAGTACGCCTTCAAGCCCTGGAATCCTTTATCCGCAAAGCAACAAACAACAATTTCATGGATTTGTATTCCCGGTGCAAGGTTGACATCGTAAACGGCACCGCCCAGGCACGGACTTTCCACACATTCGATGAGGGGGACACCGTGCAAATCACTGATGCACTGTTCAATCGTGGACTGTACACTGTTTCTGCTGTGGATGGAAATTCCTTCTCCCTGGCAGAAAGGGTGCAGGATGAACCGGGTGTGACCGTGACAAGGGTGAAATACCCTGCGGAAGTGAAGATGGGCGTGGTGGAACTGCTGAAGTGGGACATGACCAACCGGGAAAAGGTGGGCATTCAGTCCGAAACCATTTCCCGGCATTCCGTCACCTATGCAGCCACGGATGGAAACGGCATCGGTGGATACCCCAAGGCACTGACCGCCTTCCTGCTACCGTATAGGCGTGCCTATTTCGGGCAGGGGGTGATCTGATGCACGGTATTGGTGGTAACACGGAATGTAGCATCCAGATCAAGACCGTCACTACAAACGCCATGGGTGGACAAGTGAAGGACTGGCGGACGGTGCAGACACTGCGGGGCTGGCTTGACCTGTCAGGCGGCGAAGCAAGGTATGGCACCTATAATGCAAAGATTCAGGAATCCACCCATGTGTTTGTGGCGGATTATACGCCGCTGGATGGACGCATTGCGGCAGAAACAGCACGGGCTATCATTGACGGAAAGCATTACGACATCACGCTGATGGACAATCCCATGGGTCTGGGCAAAAGGTCACAGTGGGAAATCTTCCTGAAGTACACAGGGGGACAGTGATATGTCTGTCAAGTTTCAGGATTTCAGCATGGAAGTCAAAGCGGAACTGAATGACACCACGATTGCATGGCTGCACACCTGGGCGAATGAAACGGCATCCCAGGCGAAGCGGAATTGCACCACGGGGGAAGATTACAGCAACCAGTTGAAGGGGTCGTACCGAAACAAGGTAGACGAAAGCAAAGGCGTTGCAACGATTGGCAGCCCGATGGAAGAATCCTACTGGGAGGAATTCGGCACAGGCACCCATGCAGACACAAAGAAGAACGGCGGCAAGCCCGGCAGACAAGGCTGGTGGATTTACACCCCCGGCAGCAGTGGTGGAGCAGGTTACAAGTCAAGACGGTATGACACCAAGGAAGAAGCGGAAGAAATGGCCGCCTACATCCAGCGGACCTATAACAAAAGGGCCGTGGTGACAAACGGACGGAAACCGAACTACACACTGGAAAAGGCTTTTGTCAATGTAAGGCCCAAAGCCGTTGCAGACCTGGAAGAACAACTGGGGAGGAGGTTAGGGAAATGACACAGGAAGCACTTGCGTATATCAACGGAAGGTTGAAAGGGGTCGGCATCCCTTACGCCTTCCTGGAATGGGAAGATGAAATCCCCGAAACCTACTTTGTAGGCAGTTACATCGAAACCGATTCCCTGACAAGGGAAGAAAACGGCAAGGAAGACAGTGTGTTCATCCTGCGGGGATATTCCCGTGCAAAAGATTGGATGGAAGTGCTGGAAAACGCAAAGAAGAAAATCCGCAAGGCTTTGTCCGTTACGGACCTTCTTCATGACGGTTCCGGCATTGCCCTTTTCTATGAGAACGGGGAATACATTTCCACGCTGGATGCAGACTGGCACAGTATCAAGATCAACATCAATGTACAAGAATGGAGAGTGGATTAAATGAGCGTTTGCGGCATCACCACTGGTACCCCCAGCCGGATTCCTTTCGGTGCGGGCGTCTATTTTCAGGGCATCGAATACAGTGAAACCGTTGCCCCTACCAAGGAAGCCATTATGGCTGCCCTGATCGGTGCTACCCAGGAAGGCGGCACCCTGACCATCACGCCTGAATTCTTCATGCCTGAACTGGACGGTGCGCTGGTGCAGGTTGCTGAACTTCAGCAGAAGGTGGGCGAAACCGCACAGATGGAAACTTCCTTTGCGGAACTGACTTCCGCCATTGTTGCGAAGTCTGTCATTGGCAAGGTGACCACGGAAGGCGATTACGATGTCATCACTTCTGACATCCTTCGCACTGGCCATTTCTATGAGGGCTTTGGCTTCTACGGCGAACACCTGGATGGCCGCCCGATGATTATTCTGTTCAAGAAGGCCCTGTGTACTTCTGGTCTTGCCTTCGATGCGAAGAACAAGACGAACATCGTTTTCAAGGGAACGTTTGCCTGCCAGTCCGACATTGAATACGGCACCACCAAGCTGCCCTATGCGATTTTCATTCGCAAGACGGAAGGCTGGACTGCTGTCAATGCTGGCGAAGTTGCTGCATAAAAACGAAAGGATGTAATCACCTATGGATAAGACGGAAACTGTTGTGACTGAAAAGAACTACACCCTGCGCAGGCTGAAGGATAAGGACCTGTGGCCCGTGCTGGACATCATCGGCAAGGTATTCCCTGAAGAACAGTTGACCACTGTTTTTGCACAGATTGTGACGAAGGAAAAGACCCTGAACGAAGTCGGCGGCATTGTGCTGATGCGTCTGGCATTGGCGGTCATCAAAAACATGGGCGTTGTGCATGACGAAGTGTACAGCCTGCTGTCCGATTTGTCCGGCATTCCTGCGAAAGAAATTGAAGAAATGGAGTTTGGCACCACGCCTGCAATGATTTGGGATATTGTGCGTGACGCCAAGAATGCGAGTTTTTTCAAGGGTGTTTCCGAATTGTCCTGATAGGTGAAATCAAATTCATGGACCTGCTGTACCGTGCGTACAGCAGTCCATTGGATTTGATGAATCGCTATATCAACCAGGGGCGATTCGGGGACTTTGTGGAAGGTTTCTGCAAGGAAGAATATGAGCGCAGAAAACAGGAACAGGAAAAAATGGACACCATGATGCTGTGGATGGGATATGTCCACAGTGAAGACAGCGCACACATCAGTTTTGCAGACTGGAAAAAACGGATTCTGAAACAGGATGGCAGCAGCACCACCGCAAGCATTGCCAGCGACAAAGACCTGGACGATGACCGCATTGCGGGAATCATCGACAATTTGTTCCGTGAATGATAGGCCATCGACCCCACAAAGGGGTGAATGGTATGGAGTTATTCAAACTGTTAGGAACAATCGCTGTCAATAACGAACAAGCGAACAAAGCACTGGACGAAACTGCGGATACTGCGGAAAAGTCAAGCGAAAAAACGCAGGGTGCGCTGGGGAAAATCGGGTCTGTTGCTACACGGATTGCAGGCGGTATCATGACAGCCGGGGCTGCCCTGGGCACTGCATTTGTTACTGCCGTGGAAGGAACAAGACAATACAGGGAACAAATGGGTCTGCTGGAAACCGCATTCCAGACAGCCGGACATTCATCGGACGAAGCCCGTCAGACATATTCTGACATGAATGCAGTGCTGGGGGATACGGAACAGGCAGTGGAAGCATCGCAGCACCTTGCCTTACTTGCAGACGATGAAGCGGACTTGTCAGAAATGACACACACACTCACAGGGGTGTACGCCACCTTTGGACAAAGTTTGCCCCTGGAAGGGCTGGCGGAAGGAATCGTGCATAGTAGTGCCCTGGGCGAGGTGCAGGGCAGCCTTGCAGACGCATTGGAATGGTCGGGCATCACCGTGGAATCCTTCAATGAGCAGTTGGCAGCCTGTACCACGGAGGAAGAAAGGCAAGACCTAATCCTGCGCACACTCAATGAAACATACTCAACCGCAGCGGACAAATACAAAGAAACGAATGCGGAAGTCATGGCAGCGAACAGGGCGCAGGAAAGGCTGAACAATGCCTTTGCGGAACTGGGCCGGATTGGTGAACCTATCATGACCGCCATCAAGGAAAAGGTGGCGGAAATGGTGACAGCAGCCGTGCCGCACATTGAAAACCTGATTCAAAAGGTGAAGGATGCAAGGAAGTGGATGCAGGAAAACAAAAACACCGTGGACGCATGGAAAGCCGCCATCATCGGCATCACCGTGTCCATCGGCAGTTTCCTGCTGGTGCTGAAGTGGGGCACCATCCTGGGCGCAGCGACAAAGGCGGTCAAGGCTTGCCGTGCTGCTATCCTGCTATTCAATGCAGCGTTGCGTGCAAATCCTATCGGGCTGGTTGTTTCATTGCTGGCGGGACTGGTGGCAGCCTTTGTGTACCTGTGGAACAATAACAAGGGATTCAGGCAATTCTGGATTGACCTGTGGGCAAAAATCAAATCGACAACGCAGACTGCCATCAATGCCGTCAAAACAAAATTCGGGGATTTCAAGGATATGGTGGCAAATGCAAAGCAACGCTTTGAAGACCTGCGGGAGTCCGTTGCGGACAAGGTGGGAAAAGCCCGTGATGCAGTGAAGAAGGCCGTGGATAAAATCAAGGGATTTTTCGATTTCGACTGGTCACTGCCGAAACTGAAAATGCCCACCTTTTCCATCAAGGGAAAGTTTGACCTGAATCCACCGTCTGTGCCGAAACTGGGCATCAAGTGGAATGCTGAAGGTGGCATCTTTGACAAGCCCACCATTTTCGACACCAGGCTGGGATTGCAGGGAGTGGGTGAATCCGGGGCGGAAGCCATTGCACCGATTGACACGCTGACAGCATACATCAGGGAAGCGGTGAGGGCTGAAAACGAAGGGGTACGCAGTACATACATACAACAGACAGATCGGATGATGGAATTCCTGCGGCGGATTATCCCCCAGGAAATCACGCTGGATTCCGGGGTGCTGGTTGGGGAACTGACACCAGCCATTGATGGGCAACTGTCGAGCAGGTGGCAGCACATCCAAAGAGGGAATACAAGATAAAAGGGAAGGCGCACAGCCTTCCCCTTTTGTGTATTTAGATTCGCCAACTGCGGCCACATGACTGGCAAATGGCTTCTTTGTGATTGTTCATCGTTGTTTTGCTTTTTGACCTGCCAATAAACAGCCACAGTCCACAGGTGCAAACAATCAGAAACAGCCTTCCAATACTCCAAAGACATCCACGGCGGCGAGTTCTTGCAGAATGAGAAATGACCTGGACGGAAACGTTGGTGCTACCACAGGAAGGACAAATCATGCAAATACATCTCCTTTTTCGGTTGTGCGGGGAAATCCTCTGAACACATTATAGTCAGCACCACCCCAGATGACAATGGCGTATCTGGTAAAAAGACAAAAAGTAGGTGAACCCGGAATGAATATATTTGAATTGTTCGGAACGATTGCCATCAACAATGATGCTGCAAACCGTGCAATCAGCCATACTGGCACCATGGCCAAGGGACTGGGCAGCCGGATGAACTCCGTGTTTTCCGCCATTGGCAAGGGTGCAGCGGTGTGCGGAAAGGCAATCGGTGCAGGGCTTGCAGCAGGCACAAGTGCAATGGCAGTCCTGGTGGGCAAGGGCATGGGTCTGCTGGGCGAACTGGAACAGAACATGGGCGGCAGCGAAGCCGTTTTTGCTGAATATGCTGATCGAATGCAAAAAACGGCAGCGGAAGCATACAAAAACATGGGCCTTTCCCAGGCGGACTATCTTGCTACTGCTAACAAGATGGGATCTCTTTTCAAGGGTGCCGGTTTTGAAACAGCAGAAGCGGCGAACATGACCATGGCCGCAATGCAGCGGGCTGCTGATGTGGCATCCATCATGGGCATTGATGTGAGCATGGCGATGGAATCCATCGCCGGTGCCGCAAAGGGTAACTTCACGATGATGGATAACCTGGGCGTGGCCATTAATGACACCAACCTTGCACAGTACGCACTGTCGAAGGGTATCCAGAAATCAACGCAAGAAATGACCACTCAGGAAAAGGTGGCACTTGCCATGGAAATGTTCATGGAAAAGACCGCCTACGCCGCAGGGAACTACGCAAAAGAAAATGACACCCTTGCAGGTTCCTTGACCACGGCAAAGGCAGCCTGGAAGAACTTCCTGTCTGGTGTAGGAACAGCGGACGAATTGGCTGATTCGTTGAGCAACGCAGGCGGAATCATCGTTAAAAATCTGAATGCGCTGCTGCCGAAACTGACTACGGGCATCGGGAAACTGATTTCAAAGTTGTCCCCGGAACTGCCGGGGCTGCTGCAATCTGCCTTGCCCGGAATCATTGAAGGCGGCACTTCCCTGCTGGAAGGGCTGTTTGAAGCATTGCCTGATCTCATTGAATCGCTTGCAGAAATTCTTCCCGGCCTGTTTGAAAAACTGTGGGGAAGCATAAAAAAGACCACGCCGAAACTCCTTGAAACCTTCAAGAGCCTTTTTGACAAAATCGACTTTAGGGGGTTAGGAACAGCCATTGGCAACGGCCTGAAATATATCATCACGAATCTTCCTCAAATCATGGCAGATATCGGGAATGCAATCAAATATGCCTGGGAGAACTACGCATGGCCGTTGATTCAGGGGCTTTTCTCTGCGTTGTTCGGCGTGGAATTGCCGGACTGGAACACTTTAGTTTCTGACATTTCCACCGGGTGGAATGATACGGTATGGCCTGCTATACAGGACTTCTTCTTGCAAAACTTTGGTATTACTGTGCCGAATTGGGAAGACACAAAAACCGCCATTTCAGACTGGTGGGGCAAAGTTTGGGATTCCGTTAAAAATTATTTCGGCGCAATTTTTACCATCTTCACCGAGGACGAAGACGGACTGACTGTTGCGGAGCGACTGAAAAAATGGTGGTTCAAATGTGCGGATGCGCTCGTTGGTGTTATTTCTGCTGTGTTTGGCATCAACCTTCCCAAAGTATCTGATATTGCACAGAAAATCACTGATTGGTGGGAAACGGTGTGGGCTGATATACAGGGTTTCTTCTTGCAGAAATTCGACATTACTGTTCCGAATTGGGAAGATACAAAGAAAGCCATATCCGGCTGGTGGGATAAAGTTTGGGCATCCGTGAAGAACTATTTCAGTGCAATTTTTACCATTTTCACCGAAGATGAAGATGGATTGTCTGTTGCGGAACGGTTGAAAAACTGGTGGTATAAATGTGCGGATGCGCTTGTAGGCGTCATTTCTGCTGTATTTGGCATCAAGTTGCCTTCCATTCATGATGTTGTAACTTCTATTAAAGATTGGTGGAACCAAGTAATTCGTGATGTCGCAGATTTTTTGAACTTGTCAGTTTTGTTCCCCGATCTGTTCCCTGATGATAGCCAGGGCAGCAGCACGCACGGAGCGCATGGCGGCGGCGGTGGTGGTGCATTCACATTCCCAAGCCGATTCAATGGTGGCGGCGGTAGCGGAACCTCATTTGGAGCAACCGTAGATATACCCGGTCACGCAACCGGCCTTGACTATGTGCCTTATGACAACTACATTGCACGACTGCACAAGGGTGAAACCGTGCTGAACGCAGAAGCGGCCAGCGCATGGCGAAACGGCCAGGGCGGAATGAGTGACAGGAAACTGGATCAGGTCATCGATTTGCTGTCCGCCATCCTGCAAAGCAACAGCCGGGACGTGGTGCTTGACAGCGGTGCGCTGGTGGGCAGTCTGGGCGGACGGATGGACGCTGAACTGGGGCGCATTTCTGCAAGGAAATGGAGGGGTAACTGATGATTCACGGGGCAACCTTTGGGGATGTGCATTCCCTGCGTGATCTGGGACTGTACACGAAGAAAATCACAGTCAACCCGCCCAAGCCGAAAACCTTGTATGTGGATGTGCCCGGCGCAGACGGTCAGATTGACCTGACGGAAAGCCTGACCGGGCAGGTGGTGTATCAGGCACGGACAATCCGGTTTGAATTCCTTGTCATTGGCGGGAAAGAGAACTGGCCTACGGTGTATTCCACTGTGCTGAATCACCTGCACGGAAAACAGAAACGCATTGTGCTGGATGCAGACAAGCAGCATTACTACACAGGCAGGTGCGTGGTGAACAAATGGCAGTGTGACCAGGCAATGGCTACGCTGGTGATTGACGCCACCTGTGACCCGTACAAGTACGCTGTGGATGGGGGTGAAAAGAGCCTATGAGTTTTTCAATCTATGCGGACGGTGAAGTGCTGTACATTCCTGGGCAGTCATCCTTTGAACACAGCCTGACCGCACCGCAGTTGACTGTTGAACTGAACAAGGCCGGGTCGCTGTCCTTTGAGATGGCACCCGGCCATCCCTTTTATGACACACTGCGGAAGATGAAATCCATCATCACGGTGTATCAGGATGGGGAATTGCTTTTCCGTGGGCGTGTGCTGCACGATGAAAAGACATTCTACAATCAAAAAACGGTGTACTGTGAAGGCGATTTGTCCTTCCTGCTGGACAGTCTGCAAAGACCTTCCACGAACAACGGGTCTGCGGCAGACCTTTTCAGAAAGTACATTGCAAGCCATAACGAGCAGGTGGAAGCGGAAAAGCAATTCGCCGTGGGCGAAGTGACTGTGGAGAGTGCGGACACGCTGGAAGATACTTCCACGTCCTACACGAACACATTCAACGCCATGGAAAACCTGGTGGACCTTTTCGGCGGGTATATGCGCACCAGGACGGTGGACGATGCACATTACATTGATTATGTCAAGGAATATGGCCGGACGAACAGCCAGGGCATTTCCTTTGGTGCAAACCTGCTGGACTTGACGGAATACATCACAGCGGAAGACCTGTTCACTGTGCTGATTCCTGTGGGGTACGATGCCAACGGAAACGAAATCGGCATCACCAGCGTGAACGGTGGACTGGATTATATCTATGATGCGGATGCTGTGGCACTGTTTGGGAAAATCACCCGTGCGGTGGAATTTCCAGACACCAATGACCCGGACACCCTGCTGGAAAAAGCAAGGGCATACCTTGCGGATGGCATTGCGCTTGCCACAACGCTGACCATCCAGGCGATTGACCTTCACCTGCTGGACATTCAGACGGATCAGATCAAGCTGGGCGATACCATCCATGTTACTTCCCTGCCGCATAATGTGGACAGGGATTTTATTTGCACGAAAATTGAGTACAACCTGCAAGACCCCAGTCAGACCATTTACACCCTGGGCCTTCCTCCACGTACCATGACGGAAACCACCCTGGACGGAAACCGTATCATCGAAAACATTTTCTATGCCAACTTGAAACGGCAAACCGGAAAATTCAGGGATGAAATAACGGGGCTGGAAAGCAGCTTTGATGTAACAGCAGGGGCGATCCGGGCGGAAATGACGGACATGGAAAACGGGTTTGATTCAAAACTGACGCAGACCGCCAGCAGCCTTCGTACGGAAGTGAATGACCAAGTGAACGGCCTGAATTCACAGATAGATCAGCTGGCAGGGGAAATCAGCCTGAAGGCCAGCAAGGAAAGCGTGGACAAACTGGGGGACAGTGTGGAAGCATCGTCTTCACAGATTGAGTTGATTGCCGGACTGATTCAAATGGAAGCACAGGCAGACGGTACAACGGTTGCTGTGCGTCTGGATGCCGCAGAGGATAGCATTGAACTGAAGGCTAACAAATCCTATGTGGATGGCCTGGTTGCAAAATACATTGAAACGGACAACCTGGCGGCAGTGATTGCCGCTATTACTGTCTTGACAGTAAAAGCGCTGCAAGTAAACGGTTCGCTTACCGTTTCAAGCAATGCGACCTTTCAAGGTGATTTGGGTGTTTCCGGTGATTTGACGATGGCCGGAACCTTGACGGCACCAACCGTGAAAGCATACACGCTGGATTTGTCCAACGCATTGACCATTGCTGATGGTGGCACTGGTGCTACTACTGCCGCTGCTGCAAGGACGAACCTGGGCTTGGGCAATGTGGAGAACAAGTCTTCCGAAACAATCCGTGGGGAACTGACGAAGGCCAATGTCACTGACGCTTTGGGCTATACACCGCCGACTGCAAATGACATCACGACAGGAGTAACCGAAGGCGTGCGGGAGGCTTTAGGCAACTATTACACCAAGGAAGAGGTTGACGCCGAAATTGGCGAGGCCGAATTTGGTGGGAACGCCTACACCCTCCCGGCAGCAACTTCTTCTACTCTGGGTGGTGTGATAACCGGCAGCAATATCACCAACAGCGGTGGCACCATCAGTCTGACGAAGGCCAATGTCACTTCTGCTTTGGGCTATACACCGCCGACAACTAACACTACTTATTCAGCAGCCACTACTTCTGCGGCGGGTCTGATGACAGCGGCGATGGTTACAAAGTTGAACGGTATTGCTGCGGGGGCTAACGCCTACACCCTCCCGGCAGCAACGTCTTCCACTTTGGGTGGCGTAAAAACTGGTAGTAACATCACGAACAGTTCCGGCACCATCAGTCTGACGAAGGCCAATGTCACTTCTGCTTTGGGCTATACACCGCCGACTGCAAATGACATCACGACAGGAGTAACTAATGCTTTAGGTAATTACTATACAAAAAGTCAAGTTGACGCAGCAATTAGTTCAGCAATAAACAGCCTTATGAACACCTATGCCGCACACAAACACACTATTACCGTTGCTGGAATAGGCACTGGCACTACCAGCACACCGGTTTAACTACTAATCTTTTGGAAGATTACACCGTGAACGGGACAATTACGGGCGAACTTGACGAAACAAAGATTTGATGAATGACAGGCGTCTTTGACCCCTGAAAGGGGGAGAGGACATGAAAGGCATTACCTTTGGACAGCACCACAGTTTCCGGGATTTTCGGTTGATACTGGGCAGCAAGGAAATGGGATCGCCCACGGTGAAGACAAGGAAGATTGACATTGAAGGCGCAGACGGTGTGCTGGATTTGACGGACTTTTTCGGGGAACCGAAATATGAGGAAGTCACGCATAAATTCCACTTTTACGCACCGGTGCCCTTTGTGGAGCATCTTCCGCTTTTCAGCAGCATCAAAAATGCTATCCACGGGAAGAAAAAGAGGATTATCCTTGACGATGATCCTCTTTCCTTCTACCTGGGGCGGTGCTATGTATCCGGATTCACGGATGAACGGGGTATCGGAAAGATAGACATTGAATGCGAGTGTGAACCGTGGAAATACCGCCTGACTGATACGGTGGTGACACAGACGGTGACAGGCACCGCAGACATTGTACTGACAAACGCCAGGAAGCGTGCTGTGCCGTTGGTGGAGATTGAAACCACGGGCAACCTGCGCCTGGTGTACGGTGTTGCTATATGGGATTTGGGTGCAGGGTCATACACCCTGCCGGAACTGGAACTGCAAGCCGGTGATAACACGGTGACGGTGACCGGCGAAGGCACCATCCGCTTCACATGGAAGGAGGCGGATTTGTGATGTATAGGGTGTATTGTGACGGTATTCCCATTTATAATAACAAACTGGACAGTCTTCAAATCTTTGCGCCTTCCGTGGAACTGGAAGTCAACAAAACAGGCAGCTTCTCCTTCACGATTCGCCCGGATCATCCGTACTATGGACAGATTGCCAAACTGAAAAGCATCATCACGGTATACCAGGATGATTTCCTGCTATTCCGGGGAAGGGTGCTGGATGAGGAAATCGGGTGGCACAATGAAAAAGCGGTGACCTGTGAAGGGGAACTGTCTTTCCTGCTGGACAGCATCCTGCGACCATACGAATACACTGGCACCATTTCCGGGTATTTGAATCTGCTGATAGGTCAGCACAATGCCCAGGTGGAGGAAAGCAAGTGGTTTACCGTGGGAAATGTGACGGTGACAGACCCGAATGATACCATTGTCCGGGAAAACAGCGGATACACAAACACCTGGACGGAAATGCAGGATAAGCTGGTGAAGCTGCTGGGCGGGTACATCCAGGTCAGGCATGAAGGGTACATCAACTATATTGACTACCTGCAAGACTTCACGCTGCTGGCACCGCAAAAAATCACCTTCGGGGAAAACCTGATGGACTTGAAACGGAACAGGAAAGGAGCAGACATTGCCACGGCCCTGATTCCGCTGGGGGCAAGGCTGAAGGATGAAGAAGGGAAAGACACCACGGAAAGGCTGACCATTGCCAGCGTGAACGATGAATCGGATATGCTGGTGGATGCGGATGCTGCTGCACAGTTTGGCACGATTGTCAAGGTGCAGACATGGGACGATGTAACGGAAGCCGGAAACCTACTGACAAAGGGCAAAGCACATTTGGCGGAACTTGTCAACCAGGCAGAAACGGTGGAGCTGACAGCAGCGGACATGGCAACAGTGGACACTGCTTTTTCCTCCTTCCACCTGGGCACCTATGTTGAGGTCAACAGCAGGCCGCATGGCATCGGGCAGCGTTTCCTGGTGATGAAACTATCACTTAACCTGTTCGATCCTGCAAAAAACAAACTGACGCTGGGCGGTGTGCTTTCCGGGCTGGCTGGGGCTGTGGCAGGCTTGACGGAAGAACAGGGACAAATACACAGGGAAATCACGGAAGCCGTGAGAACGCAATCCGAAGCCATTTACAATGTGGAGCAGAATATGCTGTCCAGTGTGCAGCAGACAAGCACAAACATTCTGTCACAGGTGGAGGAACGCTACACCCTGAAGGATGACCTGGATGCAGTGGTATCTTCCATAGGGACGGAAATCGAACAAACAAAAGAATCTGTCAGTATAGAATTCACTTCTTTCAGGGCAGATATTGAAAGCGTGGCAGCAGGAACGGATGCGGAATTTGAGGAAATCCGCAAGTACATCCGGTTCATTGACGGAAGAATCCTGCTGGGGGAAGTGGGCAACGAACTGGAATTGCAAATCGCAAATGACAGAATTTCCTTCCTTCAGGACGGTGCGGAAGTCGCATACTTTTCCAATCGGAAACTGTACATCACGGACGCCCAGGTGTTGCACAGTATGCAGATCGGAAACTTTGCATTCCTGCCACGGGACAACGGAAACCTTTCCTTCAAGAAACTTTAAGGAATGACAGGTCATTTCGGCCCTCATGAAAGGGGGTCAGAAAATGGCAACATCAGGCACCATCCAATCAGCGATCCGGACAGGGTATAGATTACAAATCGCCTGGACAGTGGGCAGTCAGTCGGTGGCAAATAACACAAGTACAGTGACTGCAAGGGTGCAGCTTGTATCCACGGGGAGCAGTTACACCATCAACAGCAGCGCAAGCAAGTCAGGAAGCCTGACCATCAATGGAACGAAGTACAGTTTCACCTTTTCCGCCGCCTTGTCTGGAAATCAAACGAAAACACTGTACACGAAAACCGTCACGGTTTCCCATGCTGCAAACGGCACAAAGACTTGTTCCTTTGCCTGTTCCTGTGGCATCAATGTCACGCTGTCCGGGACCTATTACGGCAATGTGACTGCCAGCGGAAGCGGTGTGTTTGACACCATTCCCAGGGCAAGCAGTATTGCATCGGTAACGGCATCGGTAGCCATCAACGGCACAAACACCTGTGCAGTGAGCATCACCAGGGCAAGCAGCAGTTTCACGCACACGGTCACATGGAAATTCGGGTCATACTCAAAAAGCACCACGGGGGTGGGTACATCCACCAGCTATGCCATTCCTACAAGCTGGATCAACGCCATGCCTTCCGCAACCAGCGGAACCGGCACGGTAACGGTCACCACATATTCGGGAAGCACAAAGATAGGCAGTGCGGTGTCGAAGTCCTTCACTTTGACGGTGCCTGCCACGGTGGTGCCTACCATCAGCAGCGTAACAATAGCGGAATCCATTGCAGGGCTGGCAGCACAATTCGGCGGGTATGTTCAGAACAAAAGCCGCCTATCCGTGAAGGTGACAGCAGCGGGGGCGTATTCGTCTACCATCAAAAGCTACAAGACAAGCCTGGACGGAGTGAACTACACCGCAGCCAGCTTCACCACGGGGACGCTGAAAAACAGTGGGACCAGGACAATGACCATCACGGTGACGGACAGCCGGGGCCGGTCTGCAAAGGCAACAAGGTCGGTGACGGTGCTTGCCTACGCTGCCCCGAAAATCAGCACCTTCACGGCGATACGTGCAAATGGGCTGGGGGCTGCTGATGACAACGGCACAATGGCCCTGGCAAGAATCAAATTCATCGTTGCGGAAGTGTCCGGGAAAAACACAGCAGGTTATCTTGTCCAATACAAGGCGAAATCCGCCAGCACATGGACAACGGCGGCGGAGGGAAGCGTGTTCGCCTATGACAACAATATGCTGCTGAACAGTGCTCTGAACATTGACACATCCTACGATTTGCGCCTTTCCGTGACGGACTATTTCGGAACAGTGACAGCCCTGGCGGAGGTTGCGACTGCCTTCACGTTGCTTGACTTCAATGCTTCCGGGAAGGGGCTTGCCTTTGGCAAGGTGTCGGAAAAGGAAAACGCTGTGGAATTTGCGCTTCCTGTCTACTTCAGCCATAAAATCCTTTGGTCGGGTGCGTATTACATGAACGATACGCAGGCCATCACGCTGTCGGAAGCAGTCAGCGAACAGCCCAGCGGCATTGTGCTGGTGTTCAGCCGATATTCGGCAAGCACAGCACAGAACTACCATTTTAACCACTTCTTCGTCCACAAAGCATTCGTTGCGGCACATCCTGGGGCAGGAAGTCAATTCCTGATGACAACGGACGGAAGCCTTTCCGTTGTCGCAAGCAAGTATCTGTACATCAACGATACAAGCATCAAGGGGAATGCCAATAACAGCGAATCAGGCACGGCAGCAAGCGGGATTATATATAACAATGCAGGGTTTGTCCTGCGGTATGTCATCGGGGTATAAAAAACAAAGGAGGCGGCACCAGATGGAATCTATCATTACGGCGTGTATCACAGGAGGATTGGCCCTGCTGGGGGTTATTATCACCAGCAGACAGGCGAACAAAAAGATTGTGGGGGAAATCAAGATCACCCAGGCGGTGACAGACTGCAAGATTGAGGAACTGAAAAGCGTCACCAATTTGCAGATTGAGGAACTGACAAGGGAGGTCAGGGCGCACAATAACTTTGCACAGCGTATGCCCGTGGTTGAAGCGGATATTGCGTGGGTGAAGGACAAAATCACATATTTGCATAGGAATGACAAGCAATGAAAAAAGGGTCGGGAATCAATCCCGGCCCTCTTTTTTGTGCTTTTGTTTATTTCCATCATCGGTGACCTAATGAACT